CCTGAACTATTCAATGAGGAACGACGAGTTCAGTCCTTTGAGATTATGGACTGGAACGATGTCATTCCTGACATGAATGAACGAATCTCACTAGGATTGGACTACTAGGAGCACATAATGGCAACCCAGACCGCATATAATCCAGCAACTGGTGGGGTGCCGCCCGACGCTCTCACAATCGACAATGCGGCGACTGGGAACACCAGTTCCGATATCGTTGATCGTGGGAACATGATCGCCGGCGGAGCCCTCCAGCTTGTTACCACGATCGGGGCTACCCCGACGGTAACGGTGAACATTCAGGGCTCGTTTGACGGCACCAACTGGTTCAACGTTCCCTACGCCCTTGTGGCAACCCCTCGCACGTTCGTGATCACGGCGATTACGATCACGACTGCGGTGACTAACAACTACGTTCTCCAGGAAGGTATCCCGTACCGCTTCTTCAAGATTGTGCGGTCGGCGAACACGAACGTGACCATGACCTCGAAGGTTTGGCTCCGGTAGGAGATCCCATGAACCAGGTCCAGCAGGCTATCGCCCGAGTCGCCGGGCTAGATGAAGTCATAGAAGCGCAGAATAGTCGGCTGGTTGATGTCGAGCACGCGTACGAGGATCTCTATTCGGACAATCAGATGCTCCAGCGGACCATCGAGGATCTGGACTATCTGAATCTGTATGATATCAACCAGCTGGCAGAAGTCCTGCCGATTGGCGATCGCAAGAAGACGATTGTTCGTCTCCGGCGCCTTCGCCATGATAACCCGCTCGCGAAGCAGGCCGTAAAGCTTATCGTTCGTTTCACCCTTGGGAAAGGGGTACAGTGGGTTCTTGCCGCTGAAGAAGCGATAGATTCCGGCCCGCAACCAGAGAGTCCGATTCCTGGGCCTAAGCAGGTAACTCCGGTAGACCGACCACCTCAGGCAAGAATGCCATTGCCTACTCGTTTCGTCCAATTGCCGAGAATCGCTAAGGCCCAGGAAGCGGATTTCCCATTCTCCAACGGGAAGGCCCCCCAGGTACCTACGAAGCTACCTGAGCCCATCGAGCCCGCCGATCCGACTACCCTTCCTCCGCTGCCGACAGCTCCCCCTGTGGCCGAAGATCCCATTCATGACATCATCGAGTCGTTCTGGAATGACGCTGAAAATCGTCTGGTCCTGACCTCCCACAGAGCGATGCAGGAGATGCTGGATGATGTAGTCACAGATGGGGAGAAGTTCTACGCCTGTTTTGCAGATCAATCTGAACCATACGTCAAGGTAACTGAGATTCCGCTCGAGGAAATCGACGGGATTGTCTACAACCCTGACAACCGGGTTCAGCCAGTTCTGTACCGGCGGGGATATCGTAAACTCAAGTACGATGGAGTGAACGACCAGTACGTCCCCGATGGTGATCCAATCGTCAAGTACTATCTTGATTACCGGATCACTGACGAGCAATGGTCGAAGCTTAAGAGCACAATAAAGATTCCGGCGTCAAAATTGGTCAAAGACGCCAAGATCCGACACGTATACATCAACCCTCTTTGGACGAAGACAGGTAAACGTGGGATCTCTGAACTCTACGCATCACGCGAATGGTTCCGTGTCTTCCGTGAGTTCATGGAAGGGCGGGCGGCCATCAATCAAGCAGCCCAGTCCATTTCATTCAAGCGCAAAATCAAAGGCGGGCCGACCGCGGTCGCACAGTTCTCCGGCACCTTCGGTGGACGGAAGACTGGTGAGAACGCTGATAGCGAAATCCAGAAGCTAACTCGCCCAGTTCCTGGGGCCACCTATGATCACAACGAGGCAGTTGACCTCGAGTGGATGAAGACGGACACCGGGGCTGCTGGAGCTGCACAGGATGCCAAGATGCTCCTGATGTCAGCCGGTGCTGGCGTCGGCACGATGGCTCACTACTTCGGAGAAGGTGGGGACGCTAACCTCGCCACTGCCCAGTCCATGGAACTTCCGATGGTGAAGGCCTATGAGGATTGGCAGCAGTGGGTTGACGATGAATACAGTCAGTGGGTTCGCTACGCACTCACTGTGGCTCTCGATGACCCAGAACTAGTCGAGGAAGCAGTCCAGAGACTCGGCTTCACATTCCCGCCAATCATTTCACAAGATGTCGTGAAGTACACCACCTCTTGGTCTCAGATCGTTCGGGATATCGCGCCCAACAACATGACTGTGAAGAAAGAGGCCATTCGTGGCTCCCTTGCCATCATGGGAGTTGCTAACCTCGACGCGATCATGCCAGAGGTCGAAGCCCAGATGGCACACGCTGAGCAGCTGAGAATTCAGCAGCAGCAGAATCTGGCAGCTTCGCTGGCGCAGAGTGGAATGAATCCCAACGTCCCAGATGCTAAACCGGGATTCAACGGGAATGGGAAACTGCCTAACCAGGGTATGGATCCGAACATGAAGCATCTTGTCGCTGGTAAAGGCGAGAAGGTAGCCAATGGCCCAAAGCCAGCATGACTATCAATCGCTCCGCCGACCTGGTGCAACATACCTACAAACTACAAGCTATACCTTTGGACTGGCTGACCGAGGAGAACTTGCTGGATCTTTCCTGGCTTCTGGACGATGGCTCAACCAATCGCTCCTACGTCTCGCTGATGATCTTGCCTCCGGTGCTATTGGTATTTCTGGATTCAATGCTAGAGCCAGCGCAGTTATCTTCCGAGCCTACTACAACGCCTATTCACTAGGGGCTATCTCGATCTTCCCATTCTACACGATGACAGATCGGGATGTTAGAATTCTGAACGAGGAACTAGCCCTAGAGACTGGGTTCCTTCGTTCATTCGCGGAAGACATTGCTAACCATCGTCTAACTATGGACCCAATCGCACGGTCCAGGCTATATCTGCTCGCTTTGAGAGGTATCTTCGAGCGGGGACGCCTTGAGGCAATGCCTCCTGGCCCCTACAGATGGCGACTGGGAAACACCGAGCACTGCTTAGAATGTGTTTCTACGGCCGCGAATGGCCCATACCAACGGGATCGGCAGAGTGGTTTGGGACTTCCAGTCCTACCTGGGGCTCCAGGCGATGGTTCCGTCTGCCTCGGCCTCACCCGCTGTGGCTGTCGGATTGTGATGGCCTCAGGTACTCCGTTACCCAATCAAGAACTCGCTGACGACATGCGAGGATTACTACTGGAGGCTGTGCATGGGTTTGGAAGCGCTGCTTCAGGAACTCCCGCTGACTGAAGCGCAGTCCGAACTCCGGTCCCAGTTCTTTTCAATGACGGGATATGGTCCCAGCGATATCCTGTCATTGAACTACTCGACCAACGAGTTCTTGACTGTGAATGGTGGGAGATACCGAATAACTCGGGAGGGGATTCAACACCTATCCGGGCCACCGCCGGAATTGAATGATCGGTGGGATTTCTAGGAGGCCACGAATGACCGAAACTACCGAAAAGAAGACCGTAACTCCCCTTACGGCTTTCCTTTCACGATCTGGCTACAAGCCGACAGATATTCTGGTTTTCAGCAATCAGAGTCGTACGTTCGTTACCTCGAACGGCGGAAAATACCAGCTTACCAAGAATGGTGGCATTCGGACTCTGAAGGGCCCGAACTACCCCAAGCAGCCCGCTGGAGAGTGATGAATGCCGAGTGATCGCAGTATAACCGACGCCAACGAGGCGGAATTCGTTCAAGATGAAACTGGCAAGATGACTGCCAGTTTCGTTCTCATCAAGGCCGGGCGAGCCAAGAATCCCCGGACTTACCGTGCATCTGCCCTTGTGAAAGCTGCCCAAGAGGGCATCTACAATGGCGCCAGGATGTTCGTTGATCATGGGGACAAGCCCCCGTTGAAGCGGGCTCTCCGCGAGATGGTATCCGCGGTTGAATCCACAGACTGGGATCCCAAGGTCAAGCCTCTGGGTGGAATTCGCGGTAAGGCTGAGATCTTCGACAAGGAGTTCTTCGACTACGCCTCTCGTGCGAAGAACCACATGGGCGTCTCAGCTAACCATCAGATCCAGGTCCAGTACGTGAAGGAGGGAGATCAGACCATTCAAGACGTGGTTGGCATCCCCCAGGCGTACTCCGTGGATTGGGTTCTCTACCCGTCGGCGGGTGGGGAGATCCTGAATTTTGCCCGAGAAAGCGAAGGAGAAGACCAGGTGGAGTGGAGTGACATCACGCTGGATGCACTGAGGGCGAATGCACCTCAGCTCATCGAGCAGCTCACGACCGAGCTCAAGCCTACCGAAGATCCCGCCCCTGTGGTCACCGCTGAGCAGATTGCCCAGATGGTTACTGAGGGGGTTCAGGAAGCCATCACCAGCATGAACGCTCGCGAAGCTCAGCGGCAGGCGACTGCCAAGGAGATTCGTGAGGTCATCTCCAAGTCCGGCCTTCCGACTCGTGTTCAGACTCGCCTCATCAGCGCGTTCGCGGACACGCTCGAGTATTCGGAGGCGGATGTCAAGGCAGCCGTCGATGATGCGAAGGAGGAGCTGAAGGAACTCGGTGTCGGCCCGACCATCAAGGGCGAAGGTCCTACGGGCGGTGCTCCTGAGGGTGGAAAGCCCACAGTTGCAGTTGCACGCGAGGGCGTTGAATCCGTTTTCGGATTCAAGAAGTAACAAGCCACTAATCAAGCTTCAAGGAGCTAAACGATGGCACGCACTTTCATTGGCGCTGGTCGCCGCCGGAGCTGGGTTCCCACTCTCGCGCACAAGGCCGGCAGCTTGATCTATCAGCAGGGGTTCTTCGGCGTCACAAATGATGATGCCGCGTTCTCCACCAGTCCCACAGTTGCAGATCGCCCGATCGTCCAGATTCTGGACGGGATGTGGGATCTGTCTCCGGTTTTCCAGGGTGCTAATATTGGTGCCGGGAAGCTCATTTATGCAGCCCCGAGCCTCACTGTCAACTCTCTCACCCTCTACCCGTTCATTTCGATTCCTTCGGGCGCGGTTGCGATCGGTCGCTTGGCCGCGACTTACGTGAACGGCGCTACGTTCGCACGAGTTATTCTCTACGCCGACAACGCCCACACGGCCGAAGGCTAACACACAGGAGGGTGATCTAGAATGCCGAACACGATGGGGCTTCCGGACGGGAAGCACGTCAGGCTCTACGACGCGTATCTGGACGCGCTCGAGAACCACGAAGTCGACGCTGAGGAAGCAATCAGCATCAACGACTTCCCCACTTATCTGGCAAAGCTGGTTCGTCACCGCTTCCTGACTCGTTTCAACGAGATCCAGGGGACGTGGAGCCAGTGGACTCGCCAGATGGACCTCGAGGATTTCGAGGAGCAGACTTCCAGCCGCTTCGGGCGGTTTACGGATATTCCTGAGCGTGGTCTGGGCGGCCCGTACGACCAGATGGCGATCAAGGAATACGACAACGAGAAGATCCGCGTGAAGGAATGGGGCGCTGGGTTCAGCGTTACCCGTCAGATGATCATCTCTGATCGTCTGAACAAGATCGCGGAGCTTCCGGGCCTCCTCGCGGAGGCGCTCGCGCGCACGATGTCCAAGAAGGCTGCCATCACTTGCCTCGCGGGGAACCCGACGATGTATGATGGTAATGCCCTCATCAGCGCCAACCACGCCAACATCGTGACCACCGCTCTTCTGGCAACCCAGGTCGGAGCGGGCAACCTTCAAACCCTGGATCTCAAGTTCGACGACTTCACGGATGACGAGGGTTACACCATCGTCACCCCCGGTCCTCGTACCCTTCTCATTCCGACCGAGCTGCGCTACGTGGCGAAGGCGATGAATGAGAATGAGTTCCTTCCGAATGCGGGCAGCATGCTTGAGCCAAACCTGGTTCGTGGCATGTTCAGCAACATCGTCATTGAGCCGTTCTTCACGGATCCCAGTGACTACTACGTCCTTTCCGATCCCACAGGGCCGCTTTCCCCGATTGCGTTCATTACGCTGAACGGGAATACGACTCCGTTCCTTGGGCTCAAGGATCCGGGCGTCCGAGCTGTTCTTGGTGGTAACGATCCGTACTCCTTCGAGTTCGACGAGATCGAGTACAAGATTCGCCATGACTTCCACTTCAAGCCGATCGAGTGGCGCGGGGTGGTCGGTGGCGTTGGCGTTGCCTAAGATGGCAGCTAAGCCAGTTCCTCCGAAGCCTGGGCAGAAGAAGACAATGCCCATGAAGAAGAGCAGCAAGGGCTGCTAGGTTCTGTGACCAGGATTGCCTGGCACTAAGCAAGAAAAGGCGGCAGTAAATGACTTTCCAGATCTCCCTCGGGATGATCGTTCGCAATGAGGGTCGTACCCTCGAAGCTTGCTTGAATTCCGTGGCTCCCTATGTCAACGAGATTGTTATCGCGTTGGCTGGGGAGTCCACGGACAACACTGAAGAAATCGCTCGTAAGTTTACCGATAACGTATTCTCGATCCCGTGGACTGACAACTTCTCTGAGGCGAGAAACCAGGTTCTAGATCGAGTTACTGGCGACTACTTCCTGTGGTTGGATGGGGATGACGTACTGGTCGGGGGTGATAAACTCGCCCAGTACGTTATCACCAACCCCAACATCGATGCTTTCTATATGGGCTACGACTACGCCCGTGATGACAAGGGCAACTGCCTTTGTTATCTCATTCGTGAGCGGCTGATCAGACTTCAAGGCGAACTTCCCGATAAGGGGTGGCGTTGGATTGGTCAAGTTCATGAGGTACTCGCACCACAGGGCTTCGCTCCGGACGGCAAGATGGCTGATGGAATCGTCGTCGTCCATCACAAGCCGAACGATAAGCATGCACCCGACAGAAACATCAAAATCCTCTACCGACAACTTGAAGAAAGCGAACCAAACCCAGATCCCCGAGTCCTAGGATATCTCTGTACTGAGAACATGGGCCGGGGCAATTACGCAGAAGCGATCCTGCATGGTCAGCGTTTCATCAAGCTTTCTGGATGGGACGATGAGAAGTACCAGATGCAGCATCGCATCGCAGATGTCCACAGGATGATGGGTGACCACAAGAAGGCTATCCTGGCCGACTTGGCGGCAATCCAGATTCAGCCTGCTTGGCCCGATGCCTGGTATGGACTCGCAGAAACCTATCTAGCTCTAGACAATCCTCGAGCTACGATCGAGTACACGAAGGCTGCTGCGACGAAAGAACCGCCGCAGACGATGCTGATCATCAATCCCTTCGACTACAATTTCACCCCGGCTGTGGTTCTCGCGGGCGCATACGCGCGGTTGAACGATCATGAAATGGCGTTGATGAACTACGCTAAGGCGTATGAGATCAACCCCACTGAAGAGATCCACAACCTGATGTCCATGCTCCGAGATGAGATCCATTTGCAGGAAGTGGTCAAGCATTTCCTCGCCCTCCGAGAGCACCTCGGTCGCAATGATGAGTGGATCAAGGTTCGGAAGTTGTATGACGCACTTCCGAAGCACATTGAACACCATCCGGCGATCATGGAGACTTGGGAACGCTCGATGTTCCAGACAGGTCACCTCATTGATCCCCAGATCATGATTGACCACTACACGAGCAATCCCGGTTGGCGGGCAATGGAAGATAGTCTCATTGAGAACCCAGACTTCGTT